GCAAGTGTAACACCTCCTACACCACAGTTTGCTGATCCAGACTTAGCTACGCCTGATATGTCAGTAGCATCAGAAATAAAAACAGAGTCTTTGTTATCTCCTAAAGTCGATGTAACTCCTCCTGCAGTTGGAGACCCTTCTGCGGTAGTTAATCGAAAGCTTATGACAGACGCAGAATTTTTAGATATTGCACAGCCAGATTTTACTGACACTACTAAACGTGGTTTTTTTGGAAAAACATATGACCGTCTTAAAACTTCAGCTACTGAAATGATTCAAGAAGCTCCTGAAAAAGCTATGGACAAATTAGGATCAACAATTACAGACATGCCTTCTCAATTTGCTAGAAGGGCTGTTGGACTTGATCCAGATCCAGTATACAACCAAGTGTCTTACGCTACTGTTGTGCCAACAATCCAAGAGGCTCCAATGGTAGGCTCACAACCAATGATGGACCCAGTGCAGTATGTAGCTAATAATCAAGAATCTATGGCCTTACAGCCCTTTGGTCTCAACGCTAACATGTATAATGCAGCAACTTACATGAACACAATGCGTAAGTATGGTTTCGCATAAGGAACAATAACACATGAACGAAGAATACAATCAAATGGTTTTAACGGGTGGAAGACCTGTTCCGGGTCAAAGCCTGACAACAGACCCTTCTAATCCTGCGCCTTATGAGCAAGCCCCAGAGTATACTTCAATTCACGAAGCCTCTGAAGAAATCTTTAGCGGTCTTATCGACGAGCAAACCTATAGGGAAGTTATAGGTTTGTTAGCCGATGACGTTCCTGTTATGGATATTGTACAGACTCTTTTGTTTGCAGGATTTAAAGAAGGTAAATGGAACCCTGATTTGATGCTGATGCTTGTAGAGCCTGTGGCTTATATGCTATTGGCTTTGGCTGAACGTGCAGGAATTGACCCAAAGATCTATCAAGGCGAAGAAGAAGATGAAGCTGATGAGCGTGTGTTTGGTGTTGAATTAAATGCAGAAAAATTATCACGCATCAAAAAGCTTGCTGCGCTTGGTAAGACGCCTTCAAGTGCTATTACAGAAGAAATGGTAGAAACTATTGAAAATCTTCCGACGCCTAGTTTGATGGAGCAGCCTCCACAAGAACCAGAACAAGAGCCTGCTTCACAAAGTTTAATGGCTCCACCACCCGTTGAAGAGGAACAAGTATAATGTCTATTGAACAGTTTGGTGAATCTCTTTTAGGGGATATCCGCAAAAGACGACAAGATGAAGAACGGCGGGCTAGAAGGCGAGCAGACCGCCAAGCGCTGTTGGGCCTTGGTGTAGGCATTGCTGCTAAAATAGGCAATGAAATGTTGGCTAATAAAACTAAAGATTTTTTAAAACAAGAAGAAAAGTTAGTAGATAACTTAGCTCGAAATAAATCTACAAACTATGTTGGTCAATTAAATTCATATCGCAATGCAATTACAGCAGGCGGAGATGATTACGCTGCTGGAGATGTAGTAGGCTATGCAATGACTAATTTAGGCGGCCTTGATGCCCAAGCAAAAGAAAATTTATCTAACGTGTATATGGAAGATTCAAGAGCATATGATGCTGTAATTCGTAAAGAAAAACAGCGATTAGCAGAAGAATGGGCAGCTGATTATAATGAAGCTATAGTGTTAGCTGACGAAGTTGCTGATAATGATTCTTTCGAAGCTATGCTTAAATTAAATGCAAAAAAAGCTAATCCTACTAATATAGGATCATACATAACACGAAAAGTTGCGAGTATGTTTGGTGGCAAATCAAAAGAAGAATTTAAAGAAGAAGCTTTTGAAGCCATTACTGATGAAATGGAAGACACTGAAAAACTAAATACATTTATGGCGTCTTTCCAAACTTTTGGAGATATGGTAAGGGCGTATGAGTTTACTGAAGGCGTTTTTCCTGAAGAAGCTTTTAATGAAAACAAAACTACAAAAACTAGCAGCAAAGACGATTTTATACAACAAGGAGATAATTTTTATCGTATAAAACGAGTAAAAACAGAAAATCTATTAGATCCTACTCAGTCTAGCGATGAAACCATACAGTATTTAGATAAAGATGAAAAAGGAAATCCATTACCTATAGTCAGTGACAGCCTTGAAGAAACTTTAGAAAAAAAATTACTAGCAGATTTAACTAAATTTAATCCGGCTCAAATTGCACGTAAAGAATTTTCAGAAGGTGGATTAACAGAATTTTTAAGACTAACAGAAAAAGCAAATATATCTAATCCACACATGCCTGCAGATTATGAAGAATACCTCAGAGTTGGGCAAATTTTTAATACTCTACTAACTAAAGGAAAAGGGATTCTCCGTAATGAAGATAGAGGAAGAATTGTGTCTACTATATTTGAAGCAGGCATGACTAATTTAATGACAACTAAAATTATAAAAGATCAAATGCAAAACATGACCGAAGAACAACAAAACACAGCCCTGCTAAATATAATGAATAATTTAGAAAACACTGCTAGTACAGTTCTTGATAAAACAGAATTTCCAGAAGATGATGAATATGGCTTTATTGATTATTCACGAATAGACTCTGCTTTAAATCAATAGTAATAAAATTTAATGAGAATATAAAATATGTCTAGAATTGTGCTAACACCTGACGGTCAGAGTCTTATTGGCGTTCCTGATAATGTTTCTGATGAAGAAGCAATTCAAAATTATTTAAAAGTTAAAAATAATGGCGTTACTGATTTTACAGTCCCAAAGCCAGAAACAGTTGCGCCTGAAGAACCAGAGCTTTTTGTTTCTGAAAAGCCTGTTACACCTCAAACAGAGGCTATTATAAAAGATGTGGTTGAAGAAGACCCTAATGTCGTTACAGATATTGTTAGGGGTTTAACGCAATACGGCTCTTTTGTGCCTAAAATTTTAACAGATGTTTTAGGAACACCAGAAGGTTTTGAAAACCAACAACAGTTTATAGGTCAAACTAGAAAAGCTTTTACTGAATTGGTGACTGATGTTTTTCCAATCGCTGGGACACCTGAAGACATAGTAACCAAAGAAAACAAAGTAAAAGAAAGGGGAATTGTTGGTACGGGAACTGAAATAGTACCATATATTGTTGGCGGCGGTATTATCCAAGGAAGTAAATATGCGGCGCAAACCCCAAACTTAGTTCGTGCTGCTGTTGAAGGTACTTTATTAAGTCAGCTGTTTTATACTGGAGATAAAGAAGAAACATTTTTTAACGTTTTAGAAGAAAGCAGTAAAGATACTGCTGATGGAACAGCAAAATCTTTAATTGAATTTATGTCTATTGATGAAGATGATACTGTGTTGGAGGAAAGAGTAAAACTGCTTGCAGAAAATGCTGTGCTTGGCGGAGGTGGAATGGTCCTTTTAAGACTTATAGAAGGTGCTGTACCTAAAGCTGTAGAAGCTTTTAAAAAACCCATACATCGGCTTACTGAAAAAGAACAAGTTAAAGCAATTGTAGACGGCTTAAAAATTAATCGTGGCAAAGCTGCTGATAATTATGATCCTGCAAAAGTTACTGAATACATAAAAATTGATGAGGATGCTGCACAAGTATTTTTACAAAATAAATTTAAACCAGAAATGCCCTATACGTTTCACAGCGGTCCTCTGCGCCGTTTTATGCAACGAACTTTCACATCTCGTGGATACTGGACACCAAAAGCTTTCAATGCTTTTAACGATGCAGCCTATGCACAACGACAGATTGTTGCTCAAGCAGAGCATATTTCTAACAGACTTAAAAAATCTTTAGATAATTTAAATAGCAATATTGAAACTAAAGTGGCAACTGAAAATGTTCAGCGGGCTTTGTCTGAAGATTTAGACTTTCATCCTCAAGTTTCTCAAGAATCTCGAATTAACTTTGTAATGGATAAGTACAAAGTTACTGAAGAAATTGCTGAAGAAGTTTTAAATGCTCGTAGTCTTATTGATGACTTATCAGGAAAAGTTGTTAACTCAAATCTAGTTTCCCCAGACTTTAAAGAAACTATTGTCGATAACATGGGGATGTATATTCGTAGATCATATCGCATGTATGAAGATGCTGGGTATCGCCCCTCATCTGCTGCAGTAAAAGAAGCGACAGAATATTTTAGGCAGCAAGCAAGGAATCAAGGAAAAACTGAGCTAGAAGAAATAGAAGAATTTGCATCTAACAAAGTTCAAGAAGTTTTAAAAAGCATAAGCAATATAGATGATAATAAAAAGTTTGAAAGTTACTACGACAAAGTTAGTAGATTAAACAAAAGTATTTTACAAAAACGAGAAGAAATTCCTCAAGCAATTAGAAACTTGATGGGAGAAATAAAAAATCCTAGTGAAAATATTATTTTGACAGTTTCAAAACTTTCAAGGCTTACAGAAAATAATAGATTTTACAACGAGCTTTATCAGCTGGGCAAGGGTAAGTATATTTTCGATGAGTCTAAAAGCAATGTAGGCGCAGATGTTGTTATTAGCGGAACTAACTCTTTTCTAGACGGCAAGTTTACTACAAAAGAACAAGTTACTGCTATACAAAACAAAGTAGCTCGACTGTCAGCTTTAGATAATTCTTTTTTTACGGGCTTTGCTAATCTAAAAGGCATGTCTCAAAAACAAAAAACCGTATATAGCATTACTACACACGCTAGAAACATAACGGGAGGCGCACAGTTTGGTGCGTTTAACGGAATAAATCCCTTTGCTAATGGTAATACAACAAGACAAGTGTTGTGGAACAGAATTAATAGGGGCGGGGATGCAGAGCTTGATGCTATGTATGAAAAGTATCTTCGTCTTGGAATTATAAATACTAGCGTAAGAGCTAATGAAACTCGTGAGCTATTGAAAATAGGCGCAGAAGCAGACGCAGATACTTTTATTACTCGTCTAGGTCAAAAAGCTGTTGGTTATGGTGTGCCTAAAAAGCTAGTAGGAGTAACTGAAGCTGTTGATGATGCATTGACTAGCACATATATGGCTGTTGATGATTTTTATAAAATTAACATGTTTGAGTCTGAGTTAGCTACTTTTAAAAGGGCCTATCCTAATGAGTCTATAGACGTTTTAGAGGAAGAAAGTGCTTGGCTTGCTCGTAATATGCTTCCAAACTATGATCTTGTTCCTCCTACAATTAAACAACTTCGATATCTTCCTGTAGGTAATTTTGTTTCGTTTCCTGCAGAAATTATGCGTACTTCTGCAAACATGTTAAAACAGTCTGCAAAAGAAATTGGATCTGGAAATGATGTTATAAGAAGAAGGGGATTACAACGTCTTGCAGGAATAAGCACAGGGGCCTTTGGATTTACTTTAGGAGCAACGGCAACTTATCAGCTTGCAGGATTTGATTCAGAAGAGCAAAAAGCAATTGAAAGATTAGCGGCAACTCCTTGGTCTAAAGCGCCCAAGAATGTTGTTCGGATAGATGATAAGTTATATGTAAATGATACTCAGTATATAGATAGTTACAGCGCTGTGAAAGAACCTTTTGCAGAAATAGCGCGTCAAATAAAAGAGGGCAAGCTTAAAGGTGAGCAATTAGATGAAAGATTAGGCGATGCTATATATCAAGGCATTACAAATATTTTAGCGCCTTACTTTGGTGAGTCTATGGTAACTGAAGCTATGTTAGATATTCAACAAGCTGCTAGAGGAAGTGGATATACTAAAGAAGGAAAAGAATTATTTGTAGAAGGGATGTCTTGGCCTGATAGGGCTGTAGCTTCAATGTATCACTTATTCGAATCTTTTGAACCCGGTACTTATACTTCTTTAAAAAACTTTGCAGACGCTGTAGGTGGTAAGCAACATCCTGTAACTGGTAAAATTAAAGATCCTTTTATCGAAGCTGCTGGTTCTCTTACTGGTTTTAAGCTTACTGAGTTTGATGCACGAGATTCTTTTAGGTACAAAGTAAAAGGATATAAAAGGAAAAAAAATAACATGCTTTTAACATCGCCTTCGTTTGGGCAGTTATCTACTGATATGGTTGAAAGGTATGTATCACGCCAAGAAGCACTATACAACCTTCAACAAGAACTATACATGGATTATTTAGCGGCTGATACTTTATTGGGTGACACAGCTGGAGCTATTTTAATTGATAATTTAGGTAAAGACCAAGCTGAAATGATAATGATTGGTACGTTTAAAGAAGATGATCAATTAACAGATAATAAACTTTCAGGCGTTTTTGAAAAAATGAACATGGATGTAGACAAACACGTTGATTATACCAGCAGAATTATTGAAGCTCAATCAAAAATGTTACTAACGCCTTTAATGAATCCTGATCCAGACGAAATAGATTTAATATTTAACAGAGATACAGTTAAACTTTTAGATACTTCTATGGAAGGCGTTGAAAACTTACCAACCGAAGACGAAGAAAAAGAACGTCTCGGGTATGCTAAAGGCGGTGAAGTCACAGTACCTAATGCACCTGCTGAGCCTGACGAACGTATCGACAAGATGACAGGTCAGCCCTATAACATTCAAGCTGGGTCGGCTTTTGTAGACGAAGAAGACCCCGAAAAGCGCATGTTATTCAAAGAAGGTGGTTTTGTATCAGAAGCCTTAGGCATCTCTGAAGACGACATTAAATGGGCTAAGAGCCTTAGCAAAAAGTTCCCAGAGAATGAAGAGCTAGATGGTCGTGGTGATGCTGCTCGACACTTAGCCCTTGGATGGCTGGCAAAACAATCTAAGTATCCATCAGCCGCTAAGTTTGCTGCAAATGCCCGTGAATTTGTAGAGCTAGATGTTAAGGGCGGTCCTATGGATGTTGCCAATAACAACAAAGGTTTCAAGATTGATGCTGGCTCACGCGAAGATGCTGAAAAAGAAATTATGAAAATGATTAGAAATAAAGAGGTGTTGTACTACACACCCAAAGAGAGCAAAGGCAGAAGAGGTTACTAACATTGCAAAGACTTATTGATACTTTAAAGCGTCATGAAGGCGTTAAATATTATGTCTACAAAGACCATCTAGGCTATGAAACTATTGGCGTAGGGCGTTGTATTAAACAAAACGTAGGTCTAGGGCTAACACACGACGAAGTAGACTATCTTTTGATGAATGACATTAAGCGTTGTATTGAAGAGCTTGATGCAGCCTTTTCGTGGTTCAAAGATCTTACTCAAGTTCGACGCGAAGCAATGGTAAATTTATGTTTTAACTTAGGCCTCACACGCCTTCGAAAGTTTGAAAATGCACTTGCGGCTATGGCAATCCATAACTACGAGGAAGCAGCAGATGAATTTTTGGATAGCCGGTGGGCTGTTCAGGTTGGTCAACGTGCAATAGAAGTAACTGAAATGATTCGCACCGGAGAAACCTATGACTAAGAAAAAAGATCCAAGGCTAGAAAGGGCAGGAGTAAGTGGCTATAACAAACCGAAACGTACACCCAATCACAAAACAAAGTCACACGTCGTGGTGGCAAAAGAAGGAGACAAAGTTAAAACAATACGCTTTGGTCAGAAAGGCGCGAAAACTGCAGGCAAGCCAAAAGCAGGAGAGTCAGCACGTATGAAAGCAAAGCGAAAGTCGTTCAAGGCAAGACACGCTAAAAACATAGCCAAAGGAAAAATGTCAGCGGCTTACTGGGCTGACCGTGTAAAATGGTAGTAGATTTATTTACAAAGCATCCAAAGTCTGCTAATGAAACATATTGGCAGCATCTAAAGCGAGCAGCTATGCTTTCTGGATGGTTGTTCTTGGGAGGTCTTGTATGTGCAGTTCATGCAGTCTTTCCTTTTTTATTCACTCAAACTGCAAGTAAGATAGTATGTAAATTATATACTAAATACTAAGCCGTGAGTTAAAAATGACAGCAAAGAAAAAAACAAAGACAAAATCTCGTGTCAACGAAGCAGGCAACTACACCAAGCCTACTATGCGTAAGCGCCTCTTCAACAAGATAAAGGCTGGTTCAAAGGGTGGTAAAGCTGGTCAGTGGTCAGCCCGTAAAGCTCAAATGCTTGCTAAAGAGTATAAGGCTGCAGGTGGAGGTTACAAATAATGGCTCTCAAAAAGTCTCAGAAGTCTCTTAAGGCTTGGACAAAACAAAAGTGGCGTACTAAGTCGGGCAAGAAATCCAGTAAAACTGGTGAGCGTTATCTACCTGAAAAGGCTATCAAGTCTTTGTCAGCTAAAGAATACGCCGCTACTACCCGCAAAAAACGCGAAGATACAAAAAAGGGCAAACAACACAGCAAGCAGCCGAAGAAGATTGCCCAAAAGACTCGAAGGTATAGATCTAAAAAGTCCTAGTGTTCAACGCATCTAGTTCTCTTTCGATCTTTTCATGTAACCCTTCGAGATGATAAAGAGCCTGCTCAAGAACTGTTGTAATTATTTTTTGTTCTTCAGGCTCTTTAAATAATTTGTCTACCTCATTCTTTGGAATCTTATTAAACTCAGTCATCAAGTTTCCAGAAGCATCAAAGAAAATCCTAAAACCGACAAGGTTCCCTTCCTGTTTATTACTAGCCATTGCGCGTTTCCATTTCAATACGAACAATGTCTAGCCCGTCAAGATAATCTTTAGACTCTATCAAAAGCTTTAGCTGAGATTCAATTGCCTCGTAAAAAGCGTCGTGGTCGTGAAAGGCCATAGGGTTACTAATAATAACCTCAACTGCCATTGCGTGTTTTTTTATGTCTGCTTCGTAATAGCTTCTCATTGTCTTCAGTATTTGGTTTGGATTCAACATCTTTTTTATCCTTAAAAATTCTATCCCAGTTAGAGTCAAATTTATTTTTGTTTACTTGGCGAGGGGACGAACCCTTCCCGCCGTGCCATGCACTCATACTATATCTCGCAGTTGTTACCAGTGCAAGCTAAAGTCTGTGAGCCTTCAGTCATGTCGCTTTCTTCTGTGATGTCCCAAGACATTTCAGTTGGGAAGTTAGCAGACATTTCTGCATATTCTTCTGCGCTAATAGGCTCATACGGTGCTTGTTGGTAAGTATGCTCAGAGTAAGGCAAGAAAGACACACCACTAATTTTGTCAAACTTATTATAGAGCCACTGACCTACTTCAAGAAACTCTTCATCACGATAGTAACACGTCATTGAAGGCTTGTGTTCACACCAAAAGTCTTGGTATATCTCCCATAGTTCTAACTGTTCCATAGCACCCATCTCAGAGGCCACCACAGCCCCGTCAGGAGACTTTATAGGGAAGCTGAATACCTTGGTACTGGGTGACATTACATCGTCCTCTACGGGGATTCCCGCTGCTTCCAGTACTTGACACAATGGGTCTCTTGCATCTGCTCGAACTCGTCTAATGTACTGATCTGAGTATCTAGGGTGGATACCAGAAGCAGAATCAACCAGCTGACTAACAGTACCGGAAGGTTTAACAGCAGTAATGGCAGTGCTAGGATTAATACCAAGCTTTGTAGCCCAATGCTTGTTAGTTTCAATAGCCTCTTCTTTAAGCTCCGTGAGCCAAGTTTTAAGAACACCTTTGTCTCTCCTTCCTGATAGCGTTGGGTGATCCATAATGCCTGTAAGACTAACACCCAACAAAGCCTCTTCTTGTGTGTTGTTCTGCCATACCTTTCTTAAGTACCTAAAGTCTGTGAGGGTAGCCTGTAGAGTTCCAAGGATAGTCGCAACACGTATTTTTCGTTTAAGGTCTGACAGCGTATCGGTTGACCTGACAACAACTTCCGACAGGTTGCAGAACTGATAGGGTCTGAGGATAATTTCACTGCATGGATTAGTTCCAAAATCATAGGTAGCATCTCGTCGCTCGTTCTTTGCAGCTTGCTTTTGACTTGCGACTCTAGAGAACATACCTCGTTCTCCGGAGCGGGACTCGTATAAACTTTTCCACTCATTTAAAAATGCCTCAAAGTCTGGCTTCTCTGTATAACACGCACTGTTGTTTGCTAGTCCTCGTTGGGGATTGTCTTGCCACCACTGGCCTGACTTGCATCGTCGGAGTCTATCGTCAGTGAGGTTACTAAGACTGATGAGAGCACTTCGCCTAACTCCTCCGACGACAACGATTTGTGCAATCTTACAGCAGATATCGTGACACTCGATGGAGGAAAGTTTACGTCCAGCAGCTTCCCTAAAGATTTCTGTGGTAAATTTAAAGAGGTCAACAAGAGGCTCCGCACCAGACGCTCTACCTCCAAAGGTTTTAAGGGCTGCCCCTGCAGGTCGTACTCCAGATACGTCCCACTTTGGAAGCTGACCCGAATACAACAAGCTAATAAGTTCTCGATATGCTTTAGCCCATCCAATTTTGCTGTCAGCGACGTGTATAACGGTATCTGTTTCATGAAACTCTTCTGCTACCTCCGGTAATTTAGTTACGTATTGTCGTTCAACACTAAAGCCTACGCCTGTTCCGCACATAAGTACATACATCATCTCGTCAAACGCTTTAGGGTGATCAATAGGCATATAGCTACAGTTAAAGCCTGCAACATTATCACGATCCAATGCTTCACCAGCGGTCATTAAGGCTCGCATAGATGGCATGACGCTAAGGTCGTGAATGTCTGCAAAAATACCGTTGGCCTCTTCAAGAGTAAGTTTGTTTTTTTCAATCCAAAAGTTTAAGTAGCGATCAATTGTTTCTTCCCATGTCTCACGCCGCTGCTCGTCTGGCAGATACCTAGCGTATCGTGACTTGTGAATATATTGTTGGTAGAGGTCCATTAGTCTTCCTTTTCGGTTGGTTGAAAAACAACTACTGTAGCATCACAAAAACTACAGGTCAATGTTGTTTCGATTATATTGTTGTCGTCCATGTCTGTGGAGTCTATATCGCCTCCCCAAATTAATTCAGAATTACAAACGTAGCATTTCAATCATTTTTCTCCTTTGTTCATCAGTATACTTACTCCAGTTAATAATCTGTTCTTTTGTTCTGCCGCAGCCCGAACATTTATCATTCACTAATTTGCATTCTTTGACGCAAGGAGATTGCATTTTCTTTTCTTTTCCTAGGAGGCGTTTCTCCTTTGTGTTTAAATTTCTTTTTACGATTAAACTTGTCAGAGCGTTCTTGTTTACGATCTATCATAGTCCTTCTTCTTTATAATCCTTGTCAATCCATTCGTCCGGTAATGATTCTTCACTAAACCACCTAAATCCTTTTGAGCTTGCCCACTCTGCGTGAGACCTTTTAGTTCCGTCTGTACGTCTTTTTGCTTGGGGCATTGGGGCGTTAGGGTCAGAAAACAAAAAGACTAGCTCGTAGTTTTTGGGCAGCGCCTTATTTATCCAGACGTATTTAGTATATTCGGGGGCATCCCAGAAGCGTCCTTTGGCTTCAAGCAGTATTGTTTTACCGTCTATCTCTTTAACAAAGTCTGCATGATAGGTGTGTTCTACAACGTAGTCAACCTTTTTTGTGTGGATGTCCCACCCAGACAGTGGGCCAGAATGTAGTTTATATTCCCAGTGAGAGTCGTAACCAACCGCTACATCTTTTTCTCTGGGCCTAACGACTCTTTTTTTGCGGTATCCTTTTCGAATGTTTGGCGCTTTACTCAATGTACTATCGCTCCTCTGCGTTCTATTTCTAACTCTAGAGCAGCATGAAGGTCATATAGCGCTTCATCTTCTACGGTATTAACGTCATTACCACTTGTAAAGTGTGCAGCAAAACCAAGGATAATTATTTCAAGCGGGATTAGAACTCCCTGTTGATCATCTTCCATGTCTGCATCTCAGCTTTAATATCTTCTAGAGTGTATGTATTAATAGGTCTTTCAGGCTGTCGAGCCACCAAACCCTTTAGTTTTTTGCGCACCCAGCGTGGAGAAAAGGTGCTAAGAAAAAACTTGTTGTTGGCAAAAACATGCGTCTGATCAGGGAGAAGTTCTTTGTAATTATCTAAAGTGATCTTCTTGGCTTCTTCTTCAGAGACTAATGTTTTTAACCAATCAACAAGAATAGGTCCAACTTGTTTGTTGATTTGCTTTATTTTCTTTCTGTTCATAAAAGAATCTCTTCAACTCTTGGCTCTACCGCAACTTCAGTAAAATATACGGGGCCGTTAGAATATCTAAATGCTCTAAGTCCTTCGCCTTCGTTCGCGTCTGAGTAGCATTCAAACTTATAAGGACAGTATGCACAACCAGAAGGTAGCTTCATGTTTCCTTTTTTACCTTCAGGTATAGGAGCATAACACCTGTCAGGAGGCGTGTCAACGGCAATTGCTGCCTTGACCTTTTTGATTTTTTCTTTTACGTTTGGCTTCTCTAGGTCGTCGGGCCGAAACAAACACAACTCACCGCTCTCTTTGTTGATAACAAGAAAGCCGCCGTTTTTTGTTTCTTCAGCAGTCTCGTATCCAGACAGCTGTGCAAGATATCCAAAAGGATCGTTGTTGACTAGTGAGCCATCTTTAAATTTATTAAAAGAAAACCTTGAGGCTGTCTTAACGTCTACGACTTGACCGTCTATCTTGCAGTCCATGTGTCCTAGTATGCCGTCTACGTTTACTTCTTTCTGTTCTGAAGTAACTTCATGGCCTGCCATTCGGACTAACATCAAAACTATTTCTTCTAGGACATGCCCATAAAGAAATTTAATTTGTGTTGAGCCGCTAACGGCGTGAGGGTTTGAAGAGCTTTGGCTTTCATACCACAGCTGTCGTAAAGGTCTTCCGATGTTAGACATTCGAAGCCTAAAGCTGTTGTCAACTTCTCGTGGTTTTGACCAAGCAAGTATGCTTTCTTTCATACGCGAAAGAGTTAGGTCTAGTTCTTCTTCAGAGATATTTAATGCTTCTCCAGACGAAAGACCTTCGAGGCTAGAATATATATCTTGTATTAAAGTATCTAATGTTTTCATTTTTTGTGTTCTATCCATGATAGTTTGCGGTCGTCTGGATTAAAGGCTAAAAAGACAACGCCAAGTTGTTTTTGTTCCTCTGTTCTATAATCTTTAATTCTTGACACGTTATCTCGATAATCTTTTCTTTTAGTTTTGACATCTATAAGAACTGTTTCGCCATCTTTAAATGCTATCATATCTATAGGTCCAGTGCTACCAGAATTTATAAAAACTTCATAGCCTTGATCCCACAACCAAGTTACAGCGTAGAACTCTGCAAAGTCTCCTTTTCTGCTAGGACTTTCTTTGATGGGTGTAATTCTTGATCCATCATCATTAAGGTTTACTGTATGCGTCATTAGTGTGTATCAGCCCAGCTTGTACCAACGCTGTACTCTCCTGTTAGTTCACATTTTAAATTAAAGTCTCTACCGGCTTGTTCGATTGCGGCAACACCTAGCTCACCTACCTTATCCGCTACGTCTTTGTGTGCTTCAATCTGCCACTCATCGTGGACGTTAGCAACAAAGTATGCGTCTAAGTCTTTCATAGTTTCTTGTAGGTTGACCACCGCTTGTTTCATAACAATAGCGCCAGCGCCCTGTAATAAGGTATTTAACGCTGCATGTTCTGACCGAACAAATAACTTACGTTTGTCCAGTCCTTTGAGGTATCCCCTTTTAGCTGCTCCCGCAACTCTGTCTTTAAGATGTTTAAATGCAGGGAGATTATCGAAGAAAGATTGTCTAAGTCTTCCACCATCTTTTGCGTCTCCTCCAACCACTGAACCAAGTTTAGCGTCTCCTGCTCCGTATAAGAGTGCATAGATGAAAGTTTTTGCCTGAGGTCTTGATTCAAGTCCCGCAGCAATTTGATTTGCTGTGTGTATGTCTCCGTTGAGAAGCTCATAAGTAAATCCCTCGTCGTTCATGTAGTGTGCTAACATTCGTAGTTCTAAGCCGCTGGCATCAATGCCTACTAATTTGTAATCATCTTCAACTGTCCAACATTCTCGACACTCTTTACCGTAAGGACTGCTTGTGCTTGGAACCTGTGCCATGTTGGGGCCGCTGTGTGTCATCCGGCCTGTAACTGCGCCGTTAGTATTTACATAGCCGTGAATACGTCCATCGTCTTCCATCTCTTTGAACCAAGAATTTATCTGAGCAATACGCTTTTGCAGCATTAAATACTCAGCGATGATAGCAGCTTCAGGTATATGTTTTATCTGCGATAATACTTTTTCATCAACAATTGGCTGTCCCGTGGGCGTAAATTTTGCAGGCTTCCAACCAAACTCCACGAGATATTCTCCAATTTGTTTGCGAGAGCCAAGGTTAAAAGGTTCAGAATCACGACGAACAAGATAATCATTCGGATTCTCACACGCTTTTTGGTACTCTTCATCAGACAGTCTGACCTTCTTGGTTTCGCCTTTGACTTGCGCCATCTTAGAAACCTTACCTGCCTTGGTCATTGTTGGAACCAAAGTAATAAATGTTTCGCGTGGCTTGAATGTTTTATGCACACGCTTTTCGGCCTTATCAATCTTTTGATTTAGCTCTGCTAAAAGACTCATCGCATGTTGTTGATCTAGCTTGAATCCTCTATCACGTTGTGCGTTAAGAATACGGTACACATCGTGTTCTAGCTTTATTGCTTGTGGACTAAACCCGACAGACTCTGTACGAGAAAGATGACGATAAACTTTATAATTAAGAGATACGTCCTGCGCACAATACTTTAACATCTCAGGTGTGTAATACTCAAAGTTATCATACTCAATCTTTCGGTGGCGTAGCCTGTAGCCCCAGCCCTCAAGACCATGACCCCCTTCTCGTGTTGGATTAAACAGTCGAGAAAGCACAAGAGTATCTACGATCTTTATGCTGCCATCGTCAAGATTAACGTCCATAAGATTTTTTATCACAGGTATATCGTACCCTAAGATATTATGTCCGATTAGTTTGTCTGCGTTTTGTAAAAGTTGAATTCCTTTATCTATACATTCGGGACCGTACTCGTAGGCCTTTCCGGTTTCTGTATCCATTGCAACTAAACAAAAAATCTTTGTTGGCTGCAAGCCGTTTGCTTCAATGTCAAAGACATAAGCTGTCATATTTCATCTCCAAACTCATCAATCATAGTATCCATGTCTACCTCTGATAAGCGTCCGGTTTCTTTGTCGTAAAACAAGTGTGTTGCAAGTCCGACATCGCCTGTGTATCTAGACTTCAGTACACGTACTTTAGTTGTACAGGCAACCATAGGGTCGTCAGACTGTTGGTTACGCTCTAAGCTTATCACACAATCGCTTAGTTGCGCAATAGATTGAGACCCACGTAAATGATTTAGTGCTGTCTCAATACCATTCTCGTGACCTCGATCACCCTGTGTACGTCGCAAGTGTGAAACAAGAATCATTCCACAGCCTGTCTCTTCTACAAGAGTTCGAAGTCTGTGCATAATCATGTCAATAGCTTTACGCTCATCGGGGTCATCGGACAAAAGAACTAGCATGTGGAGGTGGTCAAGAACTATCCACTTGCAGTCACAACCAATGATCATGTACCGCAGTTTGCTAAATACACTTTCGAGGTCGTTCATGCCGAGGTGACCATAGACCCACACACGATCTTTATTGTCGCCGTCAAACATTTGGTGGTGTATCTGGCGAAGATCGTCTTGATCAAAAAGATTACGAACACTGTCGAGGTGCAGTCGGGCATCAGCTTCAATAGAAAGTATGCCGTCGATTGTACGCTGCCAGTTTTCTTCGAGAGCCATAACGCCCACGTTGTCTCTAGTCTTTTTGATCAGCCAGTGTTCCAGTTCTCGTGTGACACTAGACTTACCAAGACCAGTACCACCCGTCAAAGTAACTAACTCACCCGCACGTAAGCCCTCAAGCTTTTCATTGAGGCCCTTCCACGGAAAGGGAATAGAGTCTTTGCGTGTACGGTGAAGATAGTTATCAACATTTTCTGACACATTGAGAACACCCGAAGGTGTGTAGAGCTTGGCGTTCCACCAGTTGTGTACAAAAGCTTTGTGCTGTGAGCCACGCAACATATCGTTAGCATCTTTGTAGTCTACCGGAAGCTCCATAATTTTAGCTTTGCCGGGCCTTAAAAGCTTTGCGACTTTCTTTGCAGCGTCACGACCATGCTTGTCGTTGTCAAAGCAAATAATAATATTATCGAAAGATTCTAGAAACTCTAGGCTGTCTTTCACATCACGATCTGCTGACTGTGCGCCATTGCGAATAGATACCACAGGCCATTGCGACCCCATCAATTCGTAGGCTGACATGGCATCTACTTCACCCTCAACAAGGGTAACGTATTTACCACCGGATTGAAAAAGCTGTTGACCGAAAAGGCCAGCACCTTTGTTAGTTCCTGTCCACAAAAAATTCTTATCGGGCTTGCGAATCTTAGAACCAATCTGCTCGTTGCCAGAGTAATAGGGATATACATGCTCAACAATCTTGCCTGTTGAATCTTTAACGGAACGAACTCTGTATTTCTTTGCGGTTTGTAGGCTGATACTTCTATCAGTTAGGGGGTAAAACTCTCCGTGATTTGTATTCATGGGTGCCTTCTGGAAGTTAGTAATAGAAGTCACATTGTTTTCCTGTTTAGGTTTTGGAGTAAAAACTCCGCAGCTAAAACATTTGACAGATCCATCATCGTTCATAGCTGCGCAGTCAGAACCCCCACACTCAGTGCAGGGGATATGAGTTTGAACAAAAGACATATTAGTCCTCTACTGGTTCAGATTCCTCTTCTGTGACAATAGCTTCTTCAGTTAGAAACTCTTGTACTTTTGCGTGTAGTGCAACAGCCGCAGCTTGTGCGATAACCGTGCGGTCTTCAAGACCTCGCACATCCTGCTCTGCCGTGACTAAAAGCTGGAAGGCCTTCTGGCCCTCCGGTACTAAAAATTCTACATTATATGTAGCGCCTTCATGTACATAAGTAACGCTCATTATATTTCATCCTCTTCTTCTTCAACATCAAACTCAGCACCGTCTGGTGCATCGTACTCTACAAGATCTAGAACTTGCATAGCTTGAAAATCTAAGCCACGAAAGTCTTGACCATTCCATTGTGTTTCCCATTCTTTGTACTGAACTTTTACGTGAGAACCATTGCCAACTGTTACGTTGATTTCTCGCTTGCTTTTGTCGTAAAGCTTTGGTGCCTCACGAATCATGCCACGAGGACCGTCAACTTTACGCTTTATAATAAGCGCTGGGCCTTCGTCCATGTCTTTTACGGTAAAGCCACGGTTGCGAAAACTGTCGGCAACCTCGTCATCGACTACGAGATTAACAGAATACGCTGGTGTGTATTTAGTGTTTGGCGTAGTGACAAACGACCAGTACGCTCTGCCTTCAAGAACTGCCATATTTTATCTCCTGTATAGATAATTAATAAAGTTTGGTATTTGCTTGAGGATAAAATCCTCGTTTAGTTCGACACCTTGATCGACTGCCTCCATCTTAATCCATGTCTGCATCAATGTCAAGGCCGGTTGGTTTGGTAGATGTACGCCCAGCATCATAGCAAACGCACGGGCAATGACATCTTCTATTACTTCATCTTGGGTTAGCTCATTGTATTCATACACTCCTTTTACTCCGCTATAGTTGCTGTAATAAGAGCATTAAGTTTGACGGTATCTAAAAGAAAATTAAACTCTTCAGCTCCTAAGTCAGAAGACATAGTAATTGCTCCATCTGTTTCTGTCAATAGTATAAAAGTACCATATGTATTATTACCAACTTCTTCTGTAATTTTTACAGTAGCTCTTTCAATCTTAGATAAAAGTGTTAGTTCTTCTGGTTTGTTTTTAGTAAAGTCTCCATTGACTACCTTCATAAATTTACCTCTTGTAATAAACGATCTAAATACCACTTGCATTTTCTTAGATCTTCTATGGGTTTACCTTTATAATCATATCTCCAAAGATACTTTAGGGCATTTCCTTTTAGATAGCCTCTGAATTCATTCTCGGGCATAGAAGCTTTAATAGCTTCAATAGCTTCAATAGCGCCATTGTTATAATGATCAGGTCGCATAACAGGATCAGGACTTTTTCGAATAGAAAGATCATTGAGTTTTTTCATAGCGTCCCACTGGTCTGGGCTTGCACTATCTATAGACATTAGTATTCTCCTTCACGAATTTTCTGCAGTATATCATAGGTCTGTTGGTAACTCAAGTTTAAAGCTTCAAGACCTTTGAGTATTGCAGCATAGTTTGGGCTTTCGCTACAATAGATATTCATAAACACAAGGTCTGAAATAATGGCTTCAACATCGGTTGCTTCAAGCATAATGCCTCCTAAATTATATTTACATAATCATCGTTGATAATTGTCTGTATATGGATATAACCTTCGGGCCAGTAAGTGTAGGTTTCTTTAAGAGCCTTTGCTGTTCTATGTACTGATGCCTCAAAGTGTTCAAACATTCCTAGCTCTTCTTTACAGTACCAAAAAGGTATGCGAAGTACTGGCTCAGCTGGTCCATGTTCTTCATAGTAAACAACAATTTCAGCGTCGTTGCTAACTGCATTGTCGTTTCCAAAGTGTTTAGTGTGTTTGTTTTCTGGCTGTTTCATAAAGACATTCTCATATTAGCGTCAGCATGGCGCTGTTCATCGGCCCTAACATAGCGAATCATTGTGGCTAGGGTTGCTTCTGGTCCAAGACCGTAATAGTTACGGGCAGAGGCTGGGCAAACAACGTCTTCTGCTTTGCCACTTTCTACAAGATTTAAATATTCAGTATAACTATTAACTGCTTCTTGTTCAAAGTATGCTACCATACGATGCGCTGTTTTGGAAGAGCAAATGTATAATAGCAGGTAAAAATGCCAAAAAATAAATTGGGCCGCAGTAATTAAAAATCTTTCAAACACATTGGGCTGTGCAATTTCTAAAAAAAACATAAGATGCATACGCTCGTTCTTAGCTTCTTCAAGCATTTGATTTATGTAAGGATCATAGCCCCGCCGAAGGCGACGTAAACTTTTAAGATGTAACATCATGCCAGCCACCATAGCTGGAACAGCCGCTACTGTTTCAAGAACTACAGCACGGTGACCGTACCTTTTTGCAAAGAAAGTATCTGCTGTCCATTTAAAAAAGCTCGTCATGCTGCGAGCAAAAAAGTCTTTCATTTACACCTCCTTTATTAAAGCTACTATTAACATAAAAAATGATATGCCGTTCAACATTATCAAAGCCCTATCTCGCCAGATGACAGAGACCCAAGTCCACAAGGCTATCCCTACTGTACCAAACATAAGATCGTATATCCTATACTCTGGACCAGCAGACCTCAAGGCTAAACTACAAAGAACTACAATAGATGCAACCCACTTTAAGTACCAATCAAAATTATCAGGATACCAATTCCTATCGGGCTTGTTGCGACCCAGAGCGCGAACTACTGGGTCTCCTTTTCCTTCGTTGCCCTTCATAAGTCGCTAGGCCAAGCAACAGTTAAATCAGATCTATAATAACTAATGATGCTGTCTGTAATTAACGATAAAAACTCTCGTTGTTCTGTGACCTCCATCTTTTTAAATAAAGATAAAAGGCTTGCTCCCGTTGTACAAACAGGGCGATACTCTATATCTAACTGTCGTGCGGCCTCCTGAAAATCAGGAAGCTCCCAGCAATGAATTTTTAGTATATCAACAATTGAAATATAATTGTTTTCCATTATATCAACTACTTCTTTTGCATTTTTTAATTCAATGTCTGTAGCATCAATAGGAATATCATCGACAATATAAACTCTAGCCATGTTATGCCGCCTTTAAATATTTACGCAAAGTTGAAATAGAATCTTGCTGGCGCTTGAACTGAACAGACGCAAGGGTATCTTTGTTACGAACATTATCAGCGTGGGTTGTGTAATCTGTTACTGCGTTATATGCAGCCCACTCTGTATTACCTAGTCGAGGTACATAAGTATCATAATAAACATTAAGAAGGTAATTAAAGCCTGTGTTTTGACGCTTAAGATGGTGTCGAACCATGTAGGGGCTAACGCCCTCGTTGAAGATAAGATCTTCTACTTGATCACCAATACCAACAATGTCTGCAAACATTAGACAAGCGTGGATAGGCTCAATAGAGTTTGTATACATACGCTTCCAAACTTCACGCTCTTCTGTAAAGAAATCTAAAGACTTTACAATGGTTCTTGAAGCTTTATCAAGATCTAAGTTAAGGGTGTGATTACCTTTGAAGACCGCAACCTCCCCAGAAATAAATACTTGGAGATTCGTACACGCTTGTTGGATTGCCGCCGCACTGATGACAAACGGAAAGCTACTGTCAATAGATGTTGTAGCCAGTAAACCCAATGAGGCGGTATCACCATCTGGAGTTTCATAAGTATGAGCAGGCAACTTATACTTTACAAAAGATCTTGCACCGTCGTGACTCACTGCGATCTGTTCGCTGATGCCATCGGTATTCAGGCCACTACGCAATATAATTTCTCGCGCAGTTTTGATAACGTCTTTAGGGGCTACCGCTTTGTGACGAGACGAGTGAATACCTAAAGCTTTCTTAGTATCGGTGCGATAGGTCACCCACTTATCAGTTTCATGATAACTATAATCAGAACTAAACAACGCAGGTGTTGTAGCAATATCAAAGTCTGCGTCACCAAAGCCCCCGAAAGTATCGGAGGCGTTAGAGTTAAACATATTAAACACATTAGACATGGTTGTCTCCTAAAGTTTACTGTAAAATAAGCTTACCTTCTGGTGGCACATCAGCATCACCATTTAATTCTTTAGAATGAGTTATTGATATTGTATCAATTAGCTCATATTCTCTACAGTAGTCGTTACAAACTACTGCTTGCGATAAATAACAAGAAGGTAATTTTATAAGTGCATCTATTAATTCTTGATAAGTCATCACAACTCCTACGCTGCACGTTCAACAATTAATTGGCGTGGAATATCTACAAGCTTTCGGAATCCAATCGGACGCGACTTGGAATGCTGAAGATAAAAACCATACTTGCCAATCTGAAAACTGTAAAAACATTCGCCTTTTGAGACGCTGTAGCGATTCTTTACTTTACGCTTACGAATCATGTAGCTTTTGTTAAACAACTTTCCTGTATTCATGTTCACTCTCCTATGAGTTTGGTAGTTTGAAAGCCCCACTGCTTCGAGGCCATTACAAGGTAACACGATTGCCGCTTGCTGTCAAGCCCAATCACGCCCATGTTTTTTTCTATACAGCATCTCGAAGGCATCAAGATAATCCAAATACTTATCTATTTCATCTTTGAAATATCTTTTATAATACATCTTCTCAACACCGATAGCTATCTGTTTGTCGTGAGAAAAACTAAACTCCCACGCCTGCTTTAATAAACTTAATCTAAGATCTTTTCTCATGGCTGACCCCATTCCTTGCCTAACCTATCTACAGCCTTTATAATATTATCATGGTCTTCGTCGGTGAGTAGCGGCAATACATCACCAAGCTCAGGATATTTATCAAATACAACAGAATCTAATTCAATAATTTTGTCGTAAGGGCAATAAGTATAACTTACAGTTATATTTAAACTAAGCCTAATGTTTTCAGTCTGCATCTGCATCCTCCAAAATAAAGTCATCACATAATTCTACATCGAGCGTGTGTACTTTTAAAAACTCATCCCAGTCTGCAAACTCATCGAACAACTCTTGAGCATGGTCTCGATTCTCAGCTCGTACTTTAACCTCAAAAATTCTAGTTAAAAATATTTGATATGTTTTCATTCTACTAATCCTCTATGGTATAAATCATTTGAAAGTGTTACCATCATTTTTTGTAAACGCATTACATCTTCTTCTAAAGAATCTACTTCAAGATCATCTAACAAACAAGCAATCTCTAATTCAATATCATAAACTAAATCGGATAGTGTCGTCATGTCAAACCTCATTGCACTAAATAATTATAATGAGCTTCAGAAACTTCAAAGCCATTGTTCCACGATTTGTCTCTATCTCCTAGAAAATTACACCAATTGTTCCAAAGTTGTTCGGTCCCAATACTGTGACAAATGTTTACATATTGATTTATTTTTGAGCGTCGAAGATCTTCAGACTTCAAAGTGTTCGGAAGCTTTAAATGTTTTTCATTAATACCATACATTCTAATATTATGAGTGTCGATACAGCCAACCAGCCCCGCCGTCAATTGACAAACAAATCCAGCCTTAGCAAGTCCAAGCCCCGGCACCCTAAGAAATATTCGCATGAGCGTTGCAGCTTTATCGGCTTCGGATTTATTAGAGTTTACAACGGCCATAAACTGACCGTACATAAAATCTTTACGAGCCTGAAGATACTTGTATGTTTTCTTTTTATTGCCCCACAAGAATCGTGAGTCGCCGCCTTCGGCTTGAACATCTTTCATCTGATAACCTACGGTTGACCAATTTTGCTGAATGCTGAGAGCCACCATGAGTATCACATTTGATAAATTATTTGCAGACTCTTGAGCATATTGCTGGATTGCTATGCCGTGAATGTTATACATTGCGTATCTCCTGTAAAAATTTACTTACACTTAAATTAGAACTTGTCACTGCCTCGTGGAACTCGTAAACATCGACCATCGTCCAAGATTGGTTGAGCCTCTTGCCCCACGCCTCTACTAAGATACCACAGAAATCGTCGTCGTCAAGGCAGTAACGCACCTTGCGTTCGTAATTTAATTTCTTGATTCTTTGAAGATTACCAACACTCTTCATCGGTCTTTCTCCCAAACAATTCTGTTAATCTTTCTTTGGACGGAGCTTCGTGAAGTTTTAATTCTCTAGCTGAATAAGTATATACAACCTTATCACTAACCTCTCGAACTCGATAACCTGCGTTTTCTTTTAGCGCCCTTCGGCCTGCTTCGACCTTGGCCTCTTCATAATATATTGTAGTTAACACTTCAGTCCAATTACCTTCACCGTTTTCTCTTTCAAGAATATATTCTTTCATTTTGAATAACTCCCTACAATAAAGCCAAAGCCTATTGACACCATGCTTACCAACACATGGGCTGCTAAAAATATTTCAAGTTGGAAACAAACCATATTACTGGCCTCCCATAACTTTAAAATTATATTTTAACATTGCCCACGCATGATGATCGTCGGAGCAAGCAGATATAAAACTTAGTAAATCATCAATAGTCATCATATTGGTATTCATAATATTATTCCTCATCCCAAGGTATCATTTTCTCCCAACAGGGAGGACAGTGATAAACGCCACTGTCAGCCCCAATAAGTATTTCACGATCATTCGCATCCAGCCAAGGAAATATATTTTGAACCAAGGCATTGCGGTCGGCTTTGTAATATTCCCAATATTTTCTGGGGACATCGACGGCCTGTAAAGATTTACACATGTTGCATTCAACCATAACAGCTGTGTGTTCCATTACATTAATTCCTCTAATTCTAAATATTGATCGTGAATTTCATCGTACCATTCATTTACGATATCAATGCAATCTTCTAAGCTTTCAGCTTCAGTCCAAACATCGCCCTTGTCATCCATGATGAGCCAAAAGAATTGTATATTCTTTAGGGTGAAGTAGCGATACTTGTAAAGTTTAGAATTTAATTTTTTTAATTCCATGATAATAATTCCTTAAAATTCAAAGCCAGCAAAACATTCTGTTTTACCTTTACGGTAAACAACCTTGTTAGCATCAACCCACGAAGTCAACTCATAAGCTTTACTGTATCTACAGTATTCACCTCGAATATAAACATTAGCTGTCGGCTGTCCTTTACGGACAAGTTTAACGAAGTCGCCTTGCTTAACATTTTTAATGTTAGTTTGCTGCATAATATTATCCTCAAGATTAATTAAAAGTTTATGAAACCCTGATTAAGCATCAGGGTCAGTTTCGAGGTAAGCCATAATAATATCAAGCTTCGCTTCGAAGGTAGCAAGTTTCTTGTCGGTTGCATCCTGTCGCTTTGTGATGGCATCAAACCGTGCTTGGAACTCAGAGAGTTCTGACGTATCCGCTTGAATCTTTTTAACGGTGGTTGTTTTCTCAGCCTTCGGCTTCGAAACCTTCGGAGTATCCTTAATGACAGCCTTAGTCTTCTTAGCCTTAACAGGCTTAGAAGTCATCATGTTGGTAAACTTCTTTGGAATCGTTTCAGCTTCGAAGAAGCGACTCACATCGGCATGAGTGATAGGAGTTTCAGTATTTTCATTCTGAAACTTTAAGAGGATAGCGCTGAAGATTTTGGAGAGTCTGTAAGACTCCGAAGGTGTTTTGCCACCGACCTTACCAAAGTGCTTGGCTACAGCATAAAGCTGTCGTGATGAGGCGGTGCGATTCCCATCGACGTTAACGAAAATCTCTGATTTTTGAAGGTTCGAAATGCTCATGTTCATTACTCCGTAATGGTTTTAGGTTTGAAGCAACGCTCTGTCGCTGTTGCCATTCCATTAAGGGCAGAGTTTCGAAATTTTTGCAACCTCTTTCCCTGCGCATTATGCGGTTGTGAAAGAGCGTGTGATGTGATCGGGTGAGAAAACTCAGCGGTGGATTTTTACTCAATATAGAATATATTGGAAGTTGTTGGAATCATTGGAGATTTTGGAATCGAGTTATAAATCTTTAAAGATTTCTAAAGGTTTCTGGAGCTGTCCACTAGAGAGTCTTTAAAAATTTTATAAATTTTCTATACGCCTCATGCGAGACTGAGAAAATCTTTAGAGATTTTCGAAGTCTTTAGGGGTACGCAGGTGCCCATGCCCCCTCCCCCGTATATATATACATGCTCAAACATTTTTGGAGATTTTTGGAGTGTCTACCAGTTGGCCCCACAGACCTTTAAAGCCCAGACATAAAAAAAGGCCCACCGGCCTTTAAAGAGACACCCACGATAGTGGGCGAGTAGATGTATATATATGCACCTCTGACGGGTACAAATATTATTATACACCTGTATTTCAATTTTGTCAATGAAATAATACCAAAAAAAGATAAATAAAGTTCTTGACAAAGATACAATATAGGTATATAATGTATAACATGGAAACTAAAAAAGAATTGACAGTAAAACAACAAGACTTTCTTGACAATCTTATTGCTTGTGGAGGCAATGCACGTCAAGCTGCTGAACTAGCAGGCTATGCAGCAGGAAGCTACACAGCAGTTGTAAAAGCTCTTAAGTCTGAGATACTAGATTTAGCTGAAGGCGTGTTGGCCGTAAACGCACCTAAAGCGGCTCTGAAGCTCGTTCAAGTTATGGAGAGCGATGAGCCTATCCCTCAAGCTAATATTCGTGTACAAGCCGCACAGACGCTCCTAGACCGTGTAGGAGTTGCAAAGAAAGAAAGGCTTGATGTTAAAGTTGAAACGCCAAGTGGATTGTTTATTCTTCCGGCTAAAGCTCCGACTATTATTGAAGATGTAGAATATGAAGAGACGGACTAGTAGTACAATTCCATTTGGTTACAGGTTAGTAGATAATGATTTTGAACACATCGAAGAGATACCCAGCGAACTTGAAGCTTTAAACAAGATACTACCGATGATTAAATCAAAATCTTTGTCTCTACGCGAGGGTGCGTTGTGGTTGACCCATGAAACTGGTCGCTCTATATCCCATCAAGGATTACAAAAAATAATCAAAAAAGATGGATAAGAACGATTGGGATTTAAACCCACAAAACTATTTACAAAATGAAGACGGTAGCTTTAAGCTAAAAGCTGATGGCACCCCCAAGAAAAAACCCGGAAGGCCAAAAGGCTCAAAGGGCAGGGGATACAACTATCACTCAAGAACTAAAGCAAAACAAGAAGCTTCAAAAAAAGTAAGGACAAAAAAGAAAAAAATAGCGCAGGCACGTTCCGCTATCTCACGATACCAAAAATCTGTTGAGAATACCGAAAAAGCCCTAGACTTGCTAGAAGACAACAACAAAAGTAAAGTTGTTGAAGAGACGTTTGTAGAAGAAGCAGCATCTTCGCTCAAGACTGAGTTGAAAGAGAATGTTATATTTAGTCCTAATGAGGGACCACAAACTGATTTCTTGGCTGCGGGTGAAACAGATGTATTGTACGGCGGTGCGGCTGGTGGAGGCAAAAGCTATGCGATGTTGGTTGATCCACTTCGCTTTGCACATAGGGGAGCGCATAGAGCATTAATCCTGCGACGTTCTATGCCAGAGTTACGAGAACTTATCGACAAATCTCGTGAACTTTATCCCAAAGCCTTTCCCGGCTGCAGATATCGTGAAGTAGAAAAGCTTTGGAATTTTCCAAGCGGTGCAAAAGTTGAATTCGGTTTCTTAGAACGAGATGCAGACGTATATCGTTATCAAGGACAAGCATACAGTTGGATAGGTTTTGACGAAATTACCCATCTCCCAACCGAATTTTCTTGGAACTATTTAGCTTCACGATTACGAACAACTGATTCAGAAATAGTACCTTACATGCGCTGTACAGCAAACCCCGGCGGTTCTGGCGCACAATGGGTTAAGAAAAGGTACATTTCACCATCACCACCTAACGAGTCTTTTATGGGTGATGATGGAATTACACGTAAGTTTATTCCAGCAAGATTGAATGACAATCCGTATCTGGCACAAGATGGTCGATACGAACAAATGCTAAAAAGCTTGCCGCCTACTCAGCGCAAACAGTTGCTTGAGGGTAACTGGGAAATTGCAGAAGGCGCAGCATTTACAGAGTTTGACAGGCATCTCCATGTCGTTGAGCCGTTTGAAATCCCACTACACTGGGAACGAACCAAAGGACTTGACTATGGTTATGCATCAGAATCAGCTTGCGTTTGGGCCGCACTTGACCCTAGCGACGGAACGCTGATTATATATAGAGAGTTATATAGAAAGGGTCTTTTAGCTACAGAGTTAGCAGAAATGCTTACTAACATGGAACTAAATGATCCAACTTCTGTCAGAGGCGTATTAGATACAGCGTGTTGGTCACGCACAGGAACTACTGGCCCGACAGTTGCAGAAACCCTAATACAAGGTGGACACAAATTACGTCCTGCAGATAAGAACCGTGTTGCAGGAAAAATACAGATACATGAACACTTAAAAGTTCAACCATCTGGCAGGCCACGAATGCAGATATTTAATACTTGTCCTAATCTGATTCGTGAACTACAAGGCATTCCGCTTGATAGAAATAATCCTGAGGATGTTGATACACACGCTTCGGATCACGCTTACGACGCACTACGATACTTAATTATGTCTAGGCCACGAATAAATGATCCGCTAAGTCAAATACGTAATTTACAGCGTGAACAACACTTTCAGCCTTTCGACTCGACGTTTGGTTACTAATATATGAATGAAGACATCTTAGACAGCGCAGACAATATTTATTTCACAGAAGTTGAAAATGAAGATGGTCTTAATGTTGAGTTAGACGAAAGCCTCAAATCTAATCTTGCAGGTCTTATCGAAGCGCGTTTTACTAGTGCAGAACAAGCGCGTGAACACGATGAAGATCGCTGGATTAATGCTTATCATAACTTTCGTGGTGTGTATCCAAAAGGAATTCCTTTCCGTGAAAGCGAAAAGTCTAGAGTCTTTATTAAAATTACAAAGACTAAAGTATTAGCAGCATATGGACAGTTGATTGATGTTATCTTT